GGAGGAACTCAAGTACGACCTCGCACAAGTCATCAAGGCCAATTGTCAGGAGGTAATAGAGATGCACGGAAGCGACCTCACGCTGGACTACGCAATGGCTTTCCTGGATGCTGTCGAATGGAGGGAGATTGCCCGGCACATCGTCGACGACTGGATCCGAGACAATGAGGAGGACTGACTACGCATACCGCGCTACCTTTTGGGGATACGTAGGGGTTGTCGCGATTCTGCTATATTTAGCCGTACATGGATAAGACCTACAAGGCAATCTTCACCTGCCCCGAATACAACGAGCGCGAAGTGTGGTACGTATCATCCCGGCACGAAGCCCGCAAGATGCTCAACCGCCATATCTTCCGCCCAGGGTCGACGAACGTCCGCGCCCGGTATAGGAAAGCCGAGTACGAAATGCAACTGAAGCCCATGTTCGTCCGTGACGGATGGGTAGGAATAGACCCCCGCTGATGCCACTACCCACACCCCGTCCCGAAGAGGACAAGAATGAATTCGTAGCCCGCTGCATAGCCGATACTAACGCACGAGGAGAGTTCCCCGACATGGTGCAGAGGGTAGCCGTATGCATCAACCAGTACGAGAAGAAGTAGACGCAAATGGACGCACAAAAAAAGGCGATGGTGGCAGCGATGGAGAAAGCCCTGGGGGTTGTTACGACCGCGTGCAAGACGGTGGGCATCTCCCGGCAGACGCATTACAACGGGCTGCAGGATCCGGACTACGCCGCAGCCATCGAGGACGTAGGAGAGGTGGCCATCGATTTCGCCGAGTCGCACCTGCACAAACTCATAAAGGACGGCAACCCCGCCGCGACGATATTCTTCCTTAAGACCAAGGGCAAGGGGCGCGGGTACGTGGAGCGGCAAGAGATAGCCGTGGCCGAGAAGAAGCCCCTCTCGTGGTTCACGGATGAGAACGCCACGGTGAGTTGAGGCAGCCCGCCACGTACTACCACGTAAAGGGGTGCGGTACCCGCATCCAAGTACACCAGGGCGGAACCCGATCGGGTAAGACGTATTCCATTTTGCAGACGCTCGTAGAGCTATGCCACGAGAACGAGAACGCCGGGGCCGTCATCACCATAGCCCGGAAGACATACCCCGCCCTCCGCGCTACCGCTATGCGGGACTTCTTCAACATCTTGGAAAGGGAGGACGCATACTCGCCCGACCTGCACAATAAGAGCGAAGGCACGTACATCCTATGGGGCAACCTCGTCGAATTCATCAGCGTAGACCAGCCCCAAAAGGTAAGGGGCCGCAAGCGCGACGTTCTGTTCATCAATGAGGCCAACGAGCTGGCCCTGGAAGATTGGCGGCAGCTACTCCTTCGGACGACGGGAAAGGCCATCATCGACTTCAACCCCTCCGACGAATACCATTGGATCTACGAGGAGGTCATTCCACGAACGGACGCTTCATTCTTCCGCACCACATACAAGGACAACCCCTACCTCGACCCTGCCACCATCGCGGAGATTGAACGCCTCAAGGATGCCGACCCGAATTACTGGCGTATCTACGGCCTCGGAGAGCGGGGAGTAAACCAGGCCGCCGTGTTCACGTGGGAGGTGGGAGAGATAGCCGGGAAGCGCATCGGGACAGGCCTTGACTTCGGATTCACCAACGACCCAACTGCCGTCATCGACGTATACCTCGACGGGCATACGCTCATCCTTCACGAGCGGTTGTATTCGACGGGACTCACAAACCCCGATATAGCCGAAGAGCTGGACAAGCTCGATGTGCAAACCATCATTGCAGACAGCGCAGAGCCGAAGTCCATCGAGGAGCTCTTCCGCCTGGGGCATAACGTCAAGCCCGCGAGGAAGGGTCCGGACTCGATCCGGCAGGGAATCGACATCATGCGCCGGCACAAGCTGCTTGTGACCGCCGAGAGCACGAACCTACAAAAGGAACTCCGCGCGTACCGATGGGAGCAAGACAAGAACGGGCGCAACCTCAACCGCCCCGTCGATAAGGACAACCACGGAATCGATGCGGTCCGTTACGTATGTCTGAACCTGCTCACCACGTCCCGGTCCGGTTCCTACTTCCTCGCATAAATGCAATCTTTTTTTGCGTGAATGTTTGGATATGCGAAAAGGAGTTGTATATTTGAACATGAGCAACGCACAAAAACACAACGACATGAATATCGAAGCTATCCGCGCCACTATCGAAGAATTCACCAATGCCTTCCATGCAGGCGATTTCGAAACAGCCCGTTGGATTGCCGACGACCTTGAAGTTCAATACAATATCGACGCTATGGATTTTATTTAATCCTACAACATCAAATCACCACAGGCCCTCCGGGGCCTTTTTTTATGGCCCGAACTTTCGTCTATTTGATAGCGTGAAGAAGACCATCACAATACCCGAGGACCTGTACGACATCACCGTGAGACAGTACCGGGCCATCCAAGCCATACCCGAAGGCGACGAGTTCCGGCAGGTGGTCGAAACCATCTGCATCCTCTGCGACCTCACCACCGAGGAAGTCATGGCGATGGAGCAGAAAGACATTCAGCACATCGGCGGGGTCATCGGTGGCATCCTCGACAAGTACGACGACGAATACCCGGTGGAGCGTATCATCGACCTCGACCAGCGGTACGGATTTCACCCGAACCTGTCGCGGATCACCGTCGCCGAATTCGCAGACATAGAGACGCTATGCAAGGATTCGATGGATGACAACCTGCCCCAGGTGATGGGCATCCTCTACCGACCCATCGTCGAGGAACATGGCGAGTTCTACCGGATAGCTGACTACGACGGCGAGGACCGCTCCGAATACTTCCTTGAGATGAAGATGGCCCACGCGCTCGGTGCAGCCGCTTTTTTTTTGCGTACCGGGAAGGCGTTAGCCGACGCTTTGGACAGCTATTCCAAGGCGGTAGCGGATCCAAACTATCCGAGAAATACGGATGGTTCGCCACGTTCGTACATCTCGCAGGGGAGGACATTACTAAACTACCGCAGGTTGAGAGGACTCACCTCGAAACGGCCCTCGCATGGCTCGCTTATGAGCAGGACCGTGCGCTACTTGAGAAACAGAAAATGAACCTATGAGAACAGTCAACCAAATCATAGACGAGCTGGAAACCATCGCCCTCTCGAATCGCTTCATCAACTCGTTCAAACAGGGTGAGCTATCGGAGGTCGACATCCAGAAGTTGGCCGGCGACAAGTACCCTATCTGCCACGTCGATATTTCCGGGGCGACTATCGAGCGGGGCATCCTCACGTACCAGCTCGACATCCTCGTCATGGATATGATCCTCCCCGGACAGACGGACGCGCAGGAGCAGTATAGCGACACGCTGCGCACCCTTATTGACATCGTGAGCCAATACGCCCAGGTTTTAAGCTCACAGAGCGACGTGGACCGTGACGTTACAATTTCGCTCCCGGTGGACTGCGAACCCTTTACCGCCCGCTTCGACAACCTGCTCACGGGGTGGGTGGGGTCGATGCAGCTTCAGACGTCCAATAAGCTCGACCTCTGCGCCGCGGCCTTCGCATGAAGCAGCACATAACCATAGACGGAACCCGCGTACCCATGACCAACTCCATGAGGGAGCTGGGCAAGATGGGCAAGGAGGTACGTCGCCGCGCTCGCATAAGCCTCAAGGCGCGGGGGAAGGTGGTGACCGGAAACTTGTACAACTCGATTCGCTACGAGCAGGGCGTCAGCCGTAACGAGAAGAGCCTGAACCTGCGCTTCTCCTTCCCCGGTGCCGACTACTGGCAATTCGTAGACGAGGGCGTCAAGGGTGCGGTATCGGCGGCCAAGGCTCCGCGGTCCCCGTTCCGATTTGGATCCGGCACCGGACCAAAGGGAAGGCTACCAGGGGCCATCGATAAATGGGTCGTAAAGAAGGGCATCGCTCCCCGTGGGGCCGGAGGGCAGTTCGCCTCCCGGAAGTCGATGGTGTTCCTCATATCCCGGTCCATATATCGAACGGGTATCCGCCCCTCCTATTTCTTCACGAACGCATACGACAAGACCCTCAAGGCATATAGCCCGAAGTTGGAGAAAGCCGTAGCGGACGACGTAGGCAACGCGATAAAACTCCTCCTCAATGGCGGCACAAATTGACTCGACTATTTCGACGACGGCTTTCCAATCGACTGCCGAGCCGCTCATCATTCAGGTGTCGGAACCTACCGCGGCCGTCTACTACAAGTACCGCTTCATCCTCGTCGTAAAGGACTCCGGAGGGACGACGCTGGCGACACTCAAGACGCACTACTTGAGCAGCACAAACCGCGTCGCCGCCTTCGACATCTCGCGCGTACTGGACGACTACCTCGCGCCGAACCTCGTCAACAGCAACGATGTAACGGCCAACGTCCTCACCTTGGGGCGTACGGGCTTTACACCGAGTAAGGTTCTCGGTACCTGTTACACGGATTTAGTCGCCCGAGAGTTCACCATCGAGGTCGGGCACGAGAACGCAACCGGACCGACGACAGATCCGGTCGAATCACTGAACGAGGATTCCCTGACGCTATACGCCTTCCGCGATGAGTTCGTAAACGACGGCGAACCATACGCGCGGGGGGCAGGCGAATTCCAACTCGCCGCCCCTTCACGCAACTTCATGAGCGTCGCCCCCGACCTCGGCACCCGCTCGGCTTATGGGTCGGCATGGGGTACCGTCCGTGAACATCGCATCGGACTCGACCAGGGCTACGTTCTGGCCTTTGGAGCCAAGGATATGACGGCGGG